GTAGACTTCCGTTCTTCTGGTCAGGCTCCAAACTATGACGTACAATTCATCATCTCTGGTGGTAATACCAATGATGGTAATGGTACTATAAGAATTAACACTGGTGATATTACCGTTAATGGTAACACTGTGTGGCACGCTGGTAACGATGGTAGTTCATCTCAGCTCGACGCTCACTACTTAGATGGGTTTACTCAGTCTACTTCAGCAAGTGGTAATACAATCGCCCGTAGAGACGCTTCTGGACACCTTACAGTTAACGATTTAACTGCTGACCAAGGTACCTTTGCTAACACTGGTACTGGAGTTTTACAACTTGCTGGTGGATCTGGTGTTGACTTAGGTAAGGCAGCAACTAACTCTCTATCCATCAAGGGTAGAAACAGTGGTTCTGTTGGTTACATCCGCTTTGGTACTGACAGTAATGACTTTGGTTGGAATGGAACTCACTTATCATACAATGGTGTATACTTCCGTAATGCACGTTTAGGTGTTGGACAATCTAATCCTGGATCACCTTTACATGTCACTAAGGATCAAGATGGTCTTGCTGCATGGGCAACCTTTGAATCTGGTGCTTCTAATGATGGTCGTATATTACTTGGTACGAGTGGTGGATCTCCTTCTATCACATTTGATGATAAAGATAATGATCATGCATGGGTCTTGGGTGCAGATGATGCTGATGCATCATGGTTCGTTATTAAAGGATTTTCAAGTCCATCTTCTGCAGCAACTATTAATTCTCAAGGTTCTACTGGATCTTGTAACCTTTCGATCTATGAAACTACTGGTAGATGGTTTATCAATAAGGCAGGTAGTACTGGTAGTGGTTCAAGGATAAATGTTGGTGGTGCTATTGAAACTGACAATCAACTTAAGTCTACTGTTGCAACTGGTACTGCTCCTATCGCAGTTAATTCTACTACTGTATGTACTAACCTGAACGCAGACTTACTTGATGGATATAGTGCACTTAACCTACCTTATCTACAAGGTACAGTTAACACTTGGATCCAAGATGCTGGTGGTCAGCAAAGATTCTACTTTGCTAACAACAGTCACACATACTTTAGAACTGGTGATGACTACTTCTTTAGAAATGATAGTGACCAAACATTCTCCTCATGGGACAATGGTGGTAGAGTTCACTTCCACGAACCAGGTTCCGACAGTCTTCAGACAACATACAGATTACAAGTTACTGGAGATAACGGACTAAATATAAACGCCAGTGAGGGTTTATCAAGTGGTCAAAAGTCTACAGTTCTTAGAGCATCTGGTGATAAGCAGTGGATTGACTCTTACGGTGTTGTTAAACGTAATAGAAATACTATTGCGGAAAACATCACAATCGCCAACAATGATAACTGTATGAGCGCAGGTCCATTGGAGATAAATAACAATAACACAATTACCATTGACAACGGCGGTAGCTGGACGATAGTTTAAACAATTATGAGCACATTATCTGTACATAACCTACAAGGTATTTCATCTCATTCGTATACGATTGACGTACCTTCAGGACACAAATTAGATATAGATGGTAGATTTAGATTACCAAGCTATGCAGCAGCTTCAAAGCCAAACTCGCCATCAGTAGGCGAACTTATTATTGTTAGTGATACTGCAACATTAGAAGTTTGGACTGGAGATAGGTGGGCAAACTGCGGTGGTGGAAACCGTGGTGGATCTCAAGGTAATCCTGCATTCTCTGGTAAGGATGCTTATGATAATGGGAACCAGACATCTGGTACTGTATGGGTTTCAATACCTGGCAGTGGAGCATTTGAATTTGATTATGATGCTACTGATCGTTTTGGTACTGGAGATAATGGGTGGATTAAATATGATGCTGCATTCTTTGGAGCAAACAACGCTGCTATATCACACACTGAATACGGAAGTCCATCCACGATTATTCCTGCATGGAATACTAACTCTGTTGATAGTACTAATAATGATACTATAGGACAAGGAACTCATAGAATAGGAAGAAATCAATCTCATGCTGGTGGTAACTCACTATCAACAATTAGATGCTCTCTACCTAAAATGACTAAAGCTCATTACCAAGCAAGTTATGTAAGTGGTGGTAATGATACTGCTGATATGTGTTCTTTCACTCAGAACTTTAGTGGTATTGTAAACAACTCACCATACCAAAATAATGGTTGTGGTTATTGGGCTGTTATTTTTGATGGTAATACATCTGGAAACTTTAGTAGCAACATGCTTGTTCTTGATCCAGGTAACTTAACCAGTGGTAACAACTCCCACTCTCAAAATATTGGACCTTTATCGTTTGGTACGGAGAGGGGAAGTTCCTCATCACCATGTCAAATAATTTGGGGAACAACCGATGCTTATAGAGAGTATCGCTATACAAACGGTTGGACACTTTGGTTGCATTAAAGAATTATGGCATCTAGAATTAAAGTTGATGAAGTAACAAATAGAGCCGAATCGGGGGCAGTTAATTTCCCTACTGGTGGTGCTTCTTTTACTGGCAACGTAGCAGTTACTGGAAATATAGATTTCACTGGTACTCTATTACAAAATGGACAACCATTTGTAACTTTACCTACTCAGGATACAAGTAACATTGGTGCTGTTCTGAGATCTGGTGGTAGTACTGGTCAGGCATATTGGGATGAAGGTAATGAGGGAACTGCAGAAGGTGCGAATCAGGCAGCATATAAAGCAGGATTTGATATCACAAGAGGATTTAGTCAGTGTGGTTATCGAGGAGGAAATTCCTATAAGAACGTAAGTAGACTTGTACACTCGACATTCACTCAGTCTAACTTAGGAGATTTAACTACATGGTCAGGTGCATATATTGACTCTGCATGGAATACAGCATTTAAGAGTTACATATTCTGTACTGGAGATAGTTGGAACGCAACTACTGACTTAGTATCATCTATCAGTATGGTAACAGAAACCAATACTGGTGCAGCAACTTCTATGGCAGGAACGAAGCATAGAGCTACCACTATGAAAAAAGACTTTACTTATGCATATGTGCATGGTGGTGGTAATAGTAGCAACATGGTGAAATATAACTTATCAACTGCTGCAAACTCATTTGGTACAAACCATCCTAACGGTACACAGAACAACCCTGCAGGTGGGCAAGGTGCTACAGTAGGTTGGATTGCTACTGGTAGTAAACAGAGTTATAACTTCTCTACCGAAACTTTCCATGGTTGGACAGATGGACCAGGAACTGATGGTACTAACAAAACTCTTTCAAGTAGAAATGGTTTTGGGTACTGGAACACTTCTGGTGGTTATCGTACTTCTAGTGACTGGCATGTAAGAGATTCTTACAATGGTGGTCGTAGAGCATCTGTCAGTAAAAATGGCATAACTACTGGTGAGGAAACATTCCATACTGGAAATGAATATGGTTTCATTTGTGGTCAGTATGATGGTAACCAGAATAACAATGGTTATCTATTCACTTATGCAAGTCATAGTTTCCAAAGAGATAGTAGAATGGATAGGAGTGGTCCTCCAGGAACAGCATCTGCTGCTGGTTCCGAATACGGTACCTTAATGTACGGATACACAGGATTCTAACATGAGCGAAGAAATTAAACTAAAGTACTTCATAGGAAGAAGAAGTGATGATATTGATTGGTTATCAACAGCCAATATCATTTGGAACATGTATGGTATCTGCGTATTTTCCGTAGAAGAAAAATGGGTTAGAGATTTATACACTCTACCAAAATCATATGAAGAGATAAGTGAAGATTTAGGTAGGTGGGGAACCAAGCACTTTGGAGAAATTCGTGCTATAGTTAAAGTTACAGATGAAGACCCTTTATCTGAAGATGATGAGTATGCACTTGAAGAAGTGGGTGATGGTAAAACTAAAGTTGAATTACCACAGGAAAGGTATGATGCTGCAATAGCATTCATGAAGTTAGCAGCAAAACTTATCATTGAAGATCAATATGATCGTAAGTTCTTATCGTTAAAAGCAGAAGAATCTAAGATTGAACAGTTCCTTTGGGAGTCTCAGATTAGAGAAGCAAACAATTTGGACGGTGAAACACCTGTTATAGATAGTATAGTTACTGTCAAAGGAACTAAAAAGGAAGACGTTGCTGCTGCTATTAAGGCAGGTCAGGCAGATTTTAAGGAGAAAGTTGTAGCCTTGTACACAGAAATGCTTAAAATTAAGCAAGAATACAAGGACTGTGCTACAATAAAAGAACTAAACGTACTTTATCAGAAGTACATGGGTATGCCAATACCTCATGCTCAAGCAGCAGAACTTGGTCAGACTCATGTAGTTAATGGAGTACAAACTGTAGACAGCGTGGAGCCTGGATTAAAAGTTTAATTATTTTATACTATGACTGAGATTACCGCCCAGAATATAGAGGATTGGGTAGAATCCTCTATGCACTATGGCATGACTGGAGAGCAAATTAAAAATTTTGTTATCAATTCACATGTCACTGATTTTCGTCAACTACGTCAAGCTTTAATTGAGATTGAAAGTAGGAACCATGAAAGGAAGAAAGTAAAATTAGATAGACATAGAAAGACTGTAAAGATACGTCAACTTCAAGAGAAATTAGAAATAGAAGACGATCCATTTGAGAGAGAACTAATTCAGATTGATATTGATGAATATCATTTGGACTTAGGTAAGTTTGATGTGAGCATACGTCAGTATGATCATGAACTGGAACCTTTTATGAATTATGTTCGTAAGCATTATAAATCCATTGAAGAGATGGGAGAAGCTGCTGACTATACTGAAGAGGAAGAAAGGAAATACTGGATTGCTCGTATGGGTAAACAGGCTGCTATTGACATCTATGCTAATGGTAGAATAGGTATTGGTAATATGGATTCAATCGCTATGATGCGAGAGGAGGATCAAATCTATGCTGTCAGTATAGCAATGCAATATTCAGGAATGCTTAATGCAGGTATTGCTAAGGTTCAAAATAGTATGAAACCTTATATTGATAAGATGTTAACAGATGGAGAACCACCTAGGTTCCCAACATTCGATAACATTGAAGATAACCTCAACTTAGAATTATTCAATCAACTGACAGCGGAACATAGTGATGAACAAAAAAGTCTTCAGTCTACCGATAAACCCGAAGCTGAGTGAGCACTTTGTAGTCAATACATTCCTCCCTTTCTTAGAAGAATATAAAGAATACATATTAGATCTATATTTTACTTGCAGAATCCCCCCGTTCGATCAGGACGCTATGGGGGATTGTTTTGCTGAGAACCAAGCTTTAATACAATCTGCATGTTATATTTCAAATAAGTCTAACATCCCTTTATCTGCTACTTTTAATAATATATGGGTAAGACCAGATCAAAAGAATTTAGATCTTTGGATTGAAAATTTTGCTCCCATATACAATGCTGGTGTTAGGGTTGTAACCCTTCCACATACATCATGGGTATCTACTGGTCAGATTCAACAAGTATTTCCAGATCTGTTTATTAAGAATACTATTCTTAGAGAGGTAACCAGACCCAATGAGATAGTTGCCTTAGCAGAAGCTGGGTTTCATTATATAAATCTTGATCGTGATCTCATGAGGGATCGTGATCAATTACTTCGTATTCAAAAGGCAAAGGATTACTGTAAGTTCTTAGGTAAACCTGTCATGTTATCAATGCTAGTCAATGAAACATGTTGGGGTGGTTGTCCTATCATGCCAGAGCATTATCAATATAATAGTACTAGAGGACCAGATGATCCTATATTCTTTGCTAGTCCTATAAGTAGAGTTTCATGTTCTACGTGGGATGTAGAGCATCCAGAGTATGATTTGAAAGGAGCTAATCTTCCACCTTGGAGATCCGACTGGGAAGAATTTCTTGATCTGGGTATTGATACTTTCAAACTACATGGTAGAGAAAGTATGATGAGACTTCAGGAGAGTATGGATCTCATTAAAAGATGGGCAGGTAAAGAAGAATATATGTTCCCTGAGTATAAGAAATATCAGGAACAATTGAATATGAAAGATTCTCCATTTGTTAAGTGGAGAGAGAAGATTAAGACTTGTAAGTTTGATTGTTGGGATTGCAACTACTGTGAGAAAGTAGTGGAATCTCATATGAAGAAATCAGATTTGATAGTACATCCACAAGTAGAAACTTGTATTGAAGCATTTATTAATTCTGGTAAGTACCTATCAAATCATAAGACATATGATCCCAATGATCCAAGTGCATACTATAATGTAGAAGGTTTATCATCACCTAGAGTGAGACACTTCCTTAATAACTTATGTTCCCAGGAAGGTGCTGTCTATCTTGAGATAGGTGTATACGCAGGTTCTACCTTTTGTGCTGCTATACAAAATAATGATATGGTGGCTGCATATGCTAATGATAATTGGTCCGAACCTAATCTACAACCAGAAAGAAAAGATATTAATTTAGCATTAGAAGATGTTACTGTTAGTACCTTTGTTAAAAATCTACAGACAAATATAACCACGGAGACTTTAGATTTCGATATACAAGTACTTAACGGGGATTCATCTCAACTAGGTAAGAAGGATTTTAAACAGAATGTTAATATAATCTTTTATGATGGGGATAATGCAGAACATAAAATGATAGAATTTTTTAACAATATGTTAGATTTCACTGAGAATGTTTTTACTCTAGTTGTTGATGATGCAAACATAGAACAGAATGTTGCTATAACAAAGGGTTGGGTTGAGAAACAGAACTTAAGGATCTTGTATGAAAGAGAGTTACTCAATGAACAAGAAGATCCTAAAATGTGGTGGAACGGTTTATACGTCTTAGTCTTGACTAAATAGATTAGGACTTATAATAGGTAGTAATGGGAACTCTCAACTGTAGCAGTGTAAATGCTAGTACGTTAGATGCCGCTGCTCATTTAAACTTCCCTAGTTATACTGAGGGTGGTAAACCTTCTAGTGGTTTAGATGTTGGTGCGACGATTTATAATAGCACTAGTGAGAAACTAGAAACTTGGAATGGATCTGAGTGGATGGAAATTGGTGGTGGATCAATACCAGATGGTTCAACCGCAGACAAAGCAGCAACAAGTGCATCTACAATATTACAAGCTGATCCAACAGCAACAGATGGTGTATATTGGATCTTGTTGCCTAGTGTAGGTGCGAAGCAAGTATATTGTATGATGGACGTAAACCACTTAGGTGGTGGGGGTTGGATGTTAGCATGGAAGTGTACTAGAGGAAGCACATTCCATTATGATACTAACTACTGGACATCTACAAACACATATAATGAAACATCTCAGTTGAATAGAAACGATGGTGATCATAAGAACCACGCATTCAACTATTTTGTTGCATCAACTTTGGGTGCTGTATTTCCAGACTTGAACAATGGTGGGCAATCATCTGTTGGTTACAATGGTTGGACTTGGAAGCAAGGTGGTATAGGACAGACATGCTTACAAAGATTCCAGAGTAACTATCGTATATCAAGTAACCCTCGTGGAGAAAGTATGTACGTCGGATCTGGATTCACAAACCAGAATGGATTCCAATGGTATGGGTTTAACTATACTGGATCAAGTAACAATGCTATGCGTTGGGGATTTGGTTGGAACAACGAAGGTGGTGAGAGTTCAAATGACGTTTGTAGTGGCATAGGTCATCGTAGAACAGACTCTTCTGCAGGAGATCACATCTACTGTTGTCAAGGAACCACTGGTGTAAATAGAACCTGTCGTGCGGAGATCTGGGTACAATGAATTTATCTGCTACAGAATATCTACTCATCCTACAGATGCGTAGTGATAGTTCCTTAACTCTGTCAACAGCAGAAGAGGACTATATTAAAGGTCTTAGATTAGAAGGAAAAACTTCTATACCTAGGCTGCAACCAAAAAGAGAGAAGTGGCATACTTATCTTCATTATATTTTGAAGGTAAAGAAAGATGCAGAGGCAGGGATCATCTCTACACTAGAATCAGGTGCTAATGACACACAGTTGATAAGTGATGCAGCAGCATGTTATGACAATGTGAAGAACTTAAAACTAGGAGTTATTGATCTTGCTACTTATGAAAGTAATATAGCAGCATTGAATTTATCAACTGTTGATATTCATAAGTTGAAGTATATGGCATCTCAAGTGGCAATAAACTTTCAAAAAGAAGTTTCAACTACAGATCCAGCATTGATTGGTCCAGATGGCGTAGCATTGCCTGATCTAGAGTGATTGTGCTATACTAAATAATATACTTATCATTTTAAAACATGGATATTGAGAAGATGGTGGAGGAGTTCACCAATCAATTGAAAGAACAAAAAGCAACTGCAGTTGAACTTGAAAAACAACTTAAGAATCGCAGTGAGCAAATCTTAAGATTGGAAGGTGCTATTGAAGCACTTCAACTGACACTTAAAAAGGATGAAGTAGAAGATGGTACTGAAGGCAAGTCAAGCTAGACAACAAGAGCATGTAAATTCTACGCAGTTCTATATTCCTTTTGATGGAACTGCGGATACATGCCCTTATAAAGTAGGTGATATATATGACACTAGAGAGGTGATCGCAATTGGATTCACTGAGACTGTTTATGGACATTCCTATCATCTCATTGTGGAAAGAGATAGATCACACTTAAGAACTAAGTTTCAATTTGATGCAAAGCATGATTTGAAATTCAGTAAACCAGTAGAGAAGATGATCCAAAGACCATCTGAAATTGATATTAAAAAATACTTACCTGATGGGGTATGAACTTAGAGCTTGGAGTAAAGAACCTTTAGATAAGGTTGTAACTAAGACAAATAAGTATTGGATAGAATATTCTGATGGGTCTCGCCTCATAGATCTTCAGTCTGGAAATTCTGCGTATATATTAGGTTACGGTAATAAAGAAGTGATGGGTGCTTTGGCACCTGAAGTTAATTTTGTTAGAGGTAATCGAGGAGAGACCTCTGAATTGTGTATAAAAATGACAGACCTAGTTTGCTCAACAGGCAACTGGGATGTTTTGTCTTGGGCTATATCTGGATCATCTGCAGTTGAATCTGCAATTAAAATGAATGATCAGTATTGGGGTAATCAAAGTAACTACATTGTTACCTTTACACCAAGCTATCATGGAACAACATTCCTTACTAGAGATATGAGTGAGGTTGATAGTCTAAGTAAGAGACTTAAGAAGGTACCAACTCCTATATGGAAAGATGTAAAGGATCAAGCAAAGGCTGAGGAGAAGGCACTTAAGTATTTGGATCTTGTTATTAAGTCATATAATTGTTGTGGGAGAAAGATTGGATGTATAGTTATGGAAACTCTACCCTGGATTAATGGTGGTATTCCATGGTCAAAATCTTGGTGGAGAATGATTCGTCGTATATGTGACGAGCATGATATCCTTATGGTAAGTGATGATTGTGCAGTATGTTGGGGTAAGGGTGGAGATTACCATGGGTATAAAAGGTATGGAGTACAACCTGATATATCTGCATTGGGTAAATCTTTAACTGCTGGATACACACCTCTTGGTTGTGCTGTTGCTAATAAGAAGGTTGGGGATGTAATAAGGAATAAGGATTGGACGTGGGGGCATACCTGGCAACCTACCATGACAGGTATATCTGCTATGAATGCAGTTAATGATATTATTGTGCGTGAGAATTTGTTCAGCAAGTGTCAGGATATTGAAGATAAACTTAGATCTATATCAGAAGAATTCTTAGATAAAAAATATATTACTAACTATAGACTTGAGGGTTTACTATTATCATTGGATGTTCATAGAGATCTAAGTCAAGAGGAATTGCAGGAGTCAGGAATAGTATTAACCAAGACTAGAAATAAGTCCATGAGGATCATTGCCAATTTCTTATGGGATGATGAATTCTTTTATGAGATGAAAAATAGACTATCCAATTTTTTCAGTATAAATACAACTGAAGGATAATAGTGCACTGTCAGAATGAAGAGGGTAGTCGTTAGGGTATCTGATAATTATAGTTTGGATTCCGCTGCTGCAGCAATTCTAAAATTATACGGTTATCTCACCTTTGTAGAACAATTTAGAAGTTTTTCAATCATCACTTTTGATTGTCCAGATAAGTATTCAAGCGGATTGCTTGAGAGATTAAATGCTTTAGGACCAGTCAAGAAGTGTACTTGGGATGCTGATGATAAATTCTCTGTTGATCCTGTTGATACAGGGGCAACTTTAACCGTTGATAATTCACAACCATTAGATCTTAATACTACTGGTGAAACTACAGCATCAAGTAATACTAGAAACTTAACCACTAGTGGTTCAGGTACCATCTATGTAAAGGTACAGAATTTCGGTGGAAATGATTTATATGTATTCTCTAGTAGTCCTGGTGGAACATATTCTTTAATTGCGAACCAGACTGGATTTGCTCAAGGTGGTACATATACATTCGATCAATCAGATTCTTCAAACTCTGGGCATCCATTTAGGTTCTCTATAACACCAGATGGAACTCACACTACTGGTGGTACAGAATATACAACAGGAGTTAGTACTACAGGTACACCAGGTACAGATGGTACAACAGTTTTAACAGTAAGTTCTTCCACAGCTTCTATTCTATTCTTCTATTGCACTGCTCATTCTAATATGGGTAGGTATTCATATACTCCTATCAGTAGATATGGTACAGTTAACATACATGATTTCTGGCACTTAGATAGAATCACAAAACAGGACAGACAATATTTAAACGGAACATATAGTTACAACCAAACAGGTGATGGTGTTGATATCTATGTAATTGATACTGGGGTTCGTGGAGCAAGTAGACCTACAGGTAACAACGCTGCTTTACATCCAGAATTATATGATCCTGATTTTGTATCAGATTTGAATGGTACTTCTGAGCAACAGAACTATAGAGTATTCCAGATGTCTCATTATGCTGGATCATATGGATCTAATAATGAGGACGATAATGGACATGGAACTTATTGTGCCATATTATCTGCTGGTAGAACTGCTGGTATTTCTAAGAATGCAAAAATATATGCAGCCAAAGCATTCAGTTCAACTAACTCTGGATCATTCACTGCAATCTTAAGTGCATATCAGGCAGTTATAGATCACAATGATTCAGGTAATGGTAACTATAAAGGTAATACTAGACCTGCTATTATCAATGCATCCTTTGGTCCTACTATACCTAGTCAGACATATCCATATGTTGAATTGAATGATGCTGGTGATGATAGTGGAACTGATGAGGAAATCTTAGATGATATTGAAGGAACAATTTCTTCATCACATAATATAATTGTATGTCGATCAGCTGGTAACGGTTTCAAAAACAATAGTGATGTATTTGCAGGTCCAATGCAGACTAAAGCTATTGCTGGTTCAAGAACTGCTGGATATGCTGACAACGCAACTGGTGGTATTAACACTGTAGATGTTGATCAGAAAAAGATTTGTGTTGGTGCTACTGAATATAATGATAGATGGGCAGACTTCTCTAACTATGGTTCTGGTGTAACAACTGTTGCTCCAGGTGCTAGAATTTTAAGTCCAGCATATGATTGGACTGCTAATACTCCATATACAAGTTCAGCTAATTACTCAACAATTAATGGTACATCATTCTCATGTCCTATTGTTAGTGGTATAATTGCTGCATGGTGTGGTAAGAATGGATTTACACTTAGTACAAATAATATAGCAGGACAAGCAAAAGAGTTCATTAGAGGTACAGGTGCTACTGGTGATATCACCAAGGGTGGTCATGTTAACTATCCTATCAATAGTATTGAAGATAAGAAACTTCCATCTAATCCATTTGAAACCTCAAACGGATCTGATTTTATCGTAGTCTCATTCAACTCCTCAGATGCAGCACACTTTATTGGAAATGTTGGTAAGAAGGTTCAGTTAAGAACTACAGGTTCAACTGGTGCGTTGACTGTTGGTGGTGTTGACTTAGCTGCATTATCTCAAAGTGGATGGTTGAATATTCAAGCAGAGAGTGCTGTTAATAATACTATTACTATTCAAGCTAGTTCAAATGCTACTGCTAGTACAACTGGTGGTGGAGATAATAACTATCTTGCATTGATAAATGTAGAAGAGAAATATCATGAAGGAACTGATGGTGTAGTAAGTACATCAACAACTTTAAGATCCCAGACCGATGTTCAAGAAGCTGCTGGTACTGGAACATATACTAATGTTATCTACTACCCAGTAGATAGTGGTGTTGACTTTAAATATGATGCTAATACAGATACTCTCACAACTAAACGTGGAGTATTCTTCCCATATGTTGATAGTAGTGTAACTTGGCAAGCATCTTCAGGTGCAATAACAGGAACTCCATTTGCTAATGGTGCTTCTGTAAGTATTGATATTGGTTTGGTAGGATTAACATTTGCAAACGAACCTACTTTAGAATCATATAGTCTTAGTGGAGATAGTATTGCAGCATCTGGACTTGCATTAGATACATCAACAGGTGTATTGAGTGGTACAGTAACTGCAGATTACGTTGATACTACATTCAACTTTACTGTAACTGAGAATATTACAGGTAGTGCTCAATCATATTCTTTCACAACTTCAGGTACTGGTGTACTTGTTAATATTACACAACAACCAACTGCACAATCTGTTGAAGCAGGTTCAGGTAACACTGCATCCTTTGGTCCAGTTGCAGGTATTAGTTCTGATGGATCCACAATTACATTCCAATGGCAGTTCTCTAGTAACGGTGGAGTAGGTTGGTCTAATGTTTCTAATGGTGGTGGATATAGTGGAGCAACTACAAGTACTTTAGTAGTTGATGATGATTTTGCTAAGAACACTTATCAGTATCGTTGTGAGTTAGATACTACTACAGCAGTAACACCCTCATATACTAATGCTGTAGCATTAACAGTATTCAGAACAATTACTATAAGTAATCAACCAGTCAACTCAACTCCAGTAGCACCAGCAACTGCATCATTTAGCGTTACTGCATCTACTCTTGATTCTGCTGCCTTATCATACCAATGGGAGAAGTCAGAGAATGGTGATGGAGTAAGTTACGCTACAATAGGTGGAGCTACTTCATCAACGTACACTACAGGATCTACCACATATGATGATAGTTATGGAGATTATTATCGTTGTATTATATCTGCTTCGGGTGCGTCCAATGCAACAACATCTGTTGCTAGGAGTTTAGTAACAAGAACAATTAGTGTCACAGCACAACCTACGGGTACAACAGGTGCTGTTGGTGGCACAGAACAATTTGGTGTAGCTGCAACTACATCTGATAATGATGCTGGAGATATTACATTCCAGTGGCAGGTATCTATTACATCAGGTGCTTCATGGTCTGACGTAACTGAAGGTAGTGGTGGTACAACAGCAACATATACTACACCTACATTAACTACAGCATATGATGCATACCAGTATCGTTGCTTACTTGCATGTCCAGGAGCAACAACCATACCATCTAATGCTGCAACTCTGCAGGTAGAAACAGTAACAGTTGTTGTTTCAACTCAACCCACACCTCAGACGGTTAATGAAAATGCTACAGCAACATTTACCACTTTGGGTGATGTTACTATGCAACCTTTCGGTGGTAATGCTGCTAGTTCATCCTTTGATACTGAGAATTTCACAACTCCTAGTGGTGGAGGTGGTGGAGGATTTGAAGGTCAATCACATCACGAACCTTCAGTAACATATCAGTGGGAGAAATCAGATGATGCTGGTTCTAACTGGAGTACAGTTGCAGGAGCAACTAGTGCATCATATACAACTGCTGCAACAACATATGCTGCGGACAATCAAGATGAATATCGTTGTAAATTAGATGCTACTGGAGCTGCTGTTTCCGCATATACAAATGCTGTCGCTCTAACTGTTCAAAGAACATTCTCAATCACTGCTCAACCTTCTAACCCAACTGCTAATGAAGGTGCAACTGCAGCGTTCTCTATTACTGCAACTTCAAGTAGTGGAACACCCACATACCAATGGGAAAGATCTGATGATAATGGTTCAAACTATGCAGCTGTAGGTGGTGCAACATCTGCATCTTATACAACACCAACACTGGTACATGCAAATGATGATGATGATCGTTATCGTTGTGTAGTATCTCTTGTGGGATCTGCTGCACCTATAACCTCAGATCATGGTTTACTAACGGTACTAAGAGTTATTAGTATTAGTCAACAACCAGTAAATACATCTGTTATTGAAGGACAGACTGCAACATTTAGTATTACTGCTTCAATTACTAGTGATGTCATTGCATACCAATGGCAGAAATCAGTTAATGGTGGTGGTGCTTGGTCTAATGTTAATGGTGCAAATGCTTCTAGCTATACTACACCAGCAACTACATTCCCAACCAGTCCATCTGAACAGTTCCGTTGTTCGCTTTCAAATGCTGAGGCAACAAGTATAACTTCTAATGTTGTAACTCTTACTGTTAATGAATCTGAGTTTGTATCAGGTCCAGCAACGGTAACTCCAACTGTTGATAGTGATACCAATAAGACACTTTCAAGACAACCAATTCTTAATACTTCTGCTTTTATTCAAGAGTATGCAGGATCAACTCATTATTCTACATTCTGGAGAATAAGAAGAACTAATGATAACGTGACTGTATATGATACAAGTGGTACTTTTGTTCAGGGTGACACAGGTAATTTAACAACCTTTACTGTTCCTGCAGCTACTTTAGACTTTGATACAGCATACTTTGTTCAAGTTAAATTTAGAGATAACAATGGATTGGAAAGTGCATATTCTGCTGCAGCAAACTTTAGTACACCTATTGTCGATCAACCAGACATTCAAACAATAACACCAGCATTTAATCCAGTGATTGATGTTAATGCTATTGCATTGAAGAGTGGTTATCAGCATAGTTCTAGTGACTGGCAGTTTGCTCCTAATGTGGAAACTCCTGTATCTAACCCACAGTTTACAACTATCCTACACCAATCACTTGGTAACTCAACTAACTTAGTATCTTACACACTACCTGGTAATGTAAATCTTGATGCAAATACTACATATCTAGTGAGAATTAGATTCAACGTTAACCCAATTTAAGACATGGCCATTGCTACTACAAGGCAGGGACTTATTGATTACGCATTGCGTCAGAATGGAGCTCCTGTTTTAGAAATTAATATTGAAGATGATCAGATATCAGATCTAGTAGATGATGCTGTTCAGTTTTATAATGAACGTCACATGGACGGTTATATTAGAACTCATCTTAAGGTGAAGTTCACTCAAGCCATGATTGATGACATGACTACTGATTCAACTACAGCAGTATCTGCTGCAACTTCATCAGCAATATCAGTTAATTGGGAAGAGCAAAATAATTATATTAAAGTTCCTGAACATGTCACTAGTGTTATAAAAGTATTTGATTTCGTATCTAAAAATGTTACAAACTTATTTGATGTTAGATATCAGTGGAGATTAAATGATCTTTGGGATTTAACTAATACAGAAATTCTTACTTACGAAATGGTTAACCGTAGGTTGGAAGACATATACTTCTTACTGGAAGGACAGAAGCAAACTAGATTCCAGATGAGAGGAGATAGAATTTACTTGGATCTTGACTTTAAGACCGATGTTAAAGAGAATGATTATCTAGTCATTGAATGTTATCGTGCAATAGATCCAACTAGTACCGCTGCTGTATATAATGATCTCTGGATGAAGAGGTATGTGTCTGCATTAATACAGAGACAATGGGGTGCTAACTTAATTAAGTTCCAAGGAGCACAGTTACCTGGTGGCATCACAATGAATGGTGAGTTTATATATCAAGAAGGTAAATCAAAGGTAGAGAAGTTAGAAGAAGAAATGATCCGTAGTTATGAAACACCACCACTTGACATGATTGGGTAATGGCAAGAACAACTTATTTCACACACGGCACTAGGACTGAACAGTTCCTACAGCAGGATCTTACGGAAGAATTTCTTAGGATGTTTGGGATGGATATTTTATATTGTCCTAGAGAGATAATGGAAACTGATGGTGTGTTTAATGAAGAGGTGATTGGTGAGTTTAATGATGCATATATTATAGAAGCATACATGGAGAACTATGATGGATTCCAAGGTGGTGGAGATCTATTAACTAAGTTTGGTGTAGCACAGACTGATGAGATAACTATGGTTATTTCTCAGCAAAGATTTTCAGATCTTATATCTCAGTTCCTTTTACTAGATAAAGATTATAAAGCACCAGAAAGACCACAAGAAGGAGATTTAATATACCTACCATTAACAAGTAATTACTTTGAGATAAAATTTGTAGAGCATGAAGAACCTTTCTATCAGATGGGTAAAGGTTACGTATATAAACTTAAGGCAGAATTATTCGAGTACAGCGATGAGCAAGGAGATCTATTCGAGGGTGATGAGGATCTCGTCGATTACGGTTATACTGTTAAGTACTACTACCTTCCTATAAGTGGAACAACTGCTACTGGAACTCCTGTTATCAGTAGCACTAACACCCTAGAGAATATTTACATTAGTGCTAATGGAAGTAAGTACAATGAGGCTCCTACAGTAACCATTTCTGGTGATGGTAATGGTGCAACAGCATCAGCATACTTATGCAATATTTCACTTAGTGGTGGTACACCAACAACTCATGCTCAGATTCGAGGTACTGTTAAGGAAGGAGAGATTAGATCTGTTCAGATACTTGATGGTGGTTCTGGGTATGATCAAGATAGAGTAACTTTAGTAGTTGCTGATCCTGATAATCCAGGTAGAGCAGCAACACTTTCACCGACATTTACTAATGGTGTATTAACTGCTATCAATATAGTCAATGGTGGATCTGGATATAAGAGTGTTAAGGTGGTTGATATAACAAATGCAGGTACTGGATACACATCTGCTACTGTTGCATTCACTGCAGCACCTGCTGGTATAGCAGGTACATTCCAAGTTCCTGAAACGGTTACTGGTGGTACTACTGGAGCGACTGCTCAGATGGTTGAGTGGGAAGCTCAAGAAGGTTGGATTAAACTGAAGTCTCCAACTGCTTCTTTTGCAGTAGGTGAAATTATCATGGGTTCAACTTCTGGGGCAACAATTGTCCTAGATAGTAGAGACGAAATGGCAACTGCAGATACTAAATACTCTGAGGCTGTTACATTTGAGACAGCTGCTGACGATATTATTGACTTCAGCGAAGGAAACCCATTTGGATTAGCAGGTAACTTATAACATGTTAGGTGCATACACATACAATAAAATTATTAGAAAGTGCGTCATAGGATTTGGTACACTATTCAATAATATAGAAGTCCGTAAGGAAAAGAGTGATGGTTCTGTTTATAGCAGAATGAAGGTACCTCTTGCTTATGGTCCTCGACAGAAATTTTTAGCAAGACTAGAGCAACAGGCAGATCTTAACCAGAAGGTTGCGATCACTGTTCCTCGTTTGTCATTTGAGATGACTGGTATCTCATATGATTCAAGTAGGAAACTTGCTCCTACAACTTTAACACTAAAGGCAAATACTGCAAATGCTGTAAAGAAACAGTTCACTCCTGTTCCTTACAATCTTGATTTTGAATTGAATATTATATCTAAGACTAATGATGAGGCATTGGAAATAACTGAACAGATTGTTCCAGTCTTCCAACCATCCTATCAGATGACTCTTAAGTTAGTTGAGGATATGGAGGAGTATAGAGATGTTCCCATCATATTGAATAGTATTAGTTATAGTGATGACTATGAAGGTAGCTTCGATGATAAGAAGATAACTTTAATCACTATGCAGTTTACTGTTAAGTCTTACATCTTCGGACCTGTTGGAACTGCAGCTCCTATCAAGAAAGCAAAAGCAGATATCTATACTACTATGCCTTCTGCTACAGCAACCAGACAGGTTGAGTATCAGGTTGTGCCAAAAGCACTTACAGATAAAAACAAAGATGGTACTACAGAACTTGCAGGTGCTATTACCGCAAAAAATCTTACCATCGAAGTTCAAGACTACACTGACATTCCTACTCAATCTTACATTGAGATTGGTAATGAAGTATTCTATGTCAAGAGTAAAACTTCACCAAACAAACTATCTGTACGTAGAGCACAGAATGGAACCACTGCTGCTGCCGCAGCTGCTGGTACTAAGGTAGATCTAGTTGATGCTGCTGATGATGCACTATTAACGAGTGATGATGACTTTGGATTTGGAGAAACTATAGCATATTATGAATGATGACACGACTGGTTTAGACCAAGCATTTGAGACTGTAGAAACAGTAGCAACTGAAGTTAGTACAACACCTGAAGGTGGTGGTACTAAAAGAAAAGATCAACTTAAAAAAGTTGATGGACAAGATCAAGTACAAGATGATTATGAGTATGCACGAGGAAACCTTTACCTATTGGTGGATAAGGGACAAGAGGCTGTCAACGGTGCTCTTGATTTGGCTATGTCTTCTGATCACCCTAGAGCATATGAAGTTGCTGGACAACTCATCAAGCACGTCGGAGATGTAGCCGACAAATTAATGGCACTACAGAAGGACAAAAAAGCTGTCAAAGAAGAGAGTGCTAAGAAGGTAGTAACTAACAACTCATTGTTTGTTGGTAGTACTGCTGACCTCCAAAAGATGCTTAAAAAGGTATCTAAGGAAAACGATAAATAGTCACATGGCATACCAAAGAAACGACGAAAACTGTGATCCCGTAAGTCCACAACCAGGCAGTACAACTGTCAATTGGTTCAGTGGTAATGAAGGATGGTCTACCAAGACCTTCAAGAATTGGAACGCAGATTATCAAGCTCGTAATACTGACAATACCACTAGGACACCTGGTACATATCAGGCAAGGAATACTAATAACACTACTAGGACTCCTGCTGCGTATCAGCGTCATGATAAAGACTGCAACGCTGTATCTGCATAATGGCATCACGCATTCCTACAATGTATGGTAGATACTATGTTCTCACATGCGTATGGCGTGGTAGGGAATATGATATCACTGTGTTTAGAAGTAAGTTGTCAAAACTTATGAGACCTCAAGCACAGAAGATAGCGGATAGTGTATATCCTGGTAGTAGGGTTATCAAGTATCATGAATCAGATGCAACAGAAGGCACTGTATTCATGACTAATGAATCTTTAGGATCCATTATAAAGAAAAAGTCAAAAGATTGGAAGAAGAAAACTCAATCCAAGAAACCTTTAAAACCAAATCCTTCTGACGGACATTGGGAGGCTTCAATAGATAAGAAGTCATTACCACCTGTTGTTGCTACACCATTCGGAGAGGAAGCACCTCCTGGAAGAGAGAAGCAAGTTAAATCTTTGAAGAAAAAAGTCGGAAAAGACAAAGCATACGCATTTGCGTGGGCGCAACACAACAAGAAAAAATAACATACGGACCTTATATAATGGATAAGCGAATTACCGAATTACAATCTGAACTACAAGTCCTCGAAGCATTCGGGGATTCTACTAGAGCTAAATTGCTTAGATCTATGCTAGAATATGAGCTCAAGAAATCGGAGGTCCAGAGCCATGACAACAGTTCCAGAAGATCGTCTTGATCCTGATTGGATCGACTACGAAGGTATCATTGGGTATGATCAAGTTGATCATAAGTATACTCTACAATTGAATCGTCACCTTCATATCTTTGATACCAAATCAGAAGCTGAGGAGTGGTTAGCGACACATTAGTATGACAGAAAAATCAGATTTTTACTTAGGCAATCCCAATCTTAAAAAGGTTGGTACTGAGATACAATTTACTCAAGAACAAATTGAGGAGTATCTTAAGTGTAAGGATGATCCTATCTATTTCACTAGGAACTATATCAAGATCATATCTCTTGATGAAGGTATAGTTCCTTTTGAGATGTGGGATTTTCAGGAAGAGCTGATTGAGAAGTTTCATAATAATAGATTCAATATAGCAAAGTTACCTCGTCAGACTGGTAAGTCCACTACATGTGTGTCTTACCTTTTGCATTATGCGCTGTTTAATGATAATGTTAATATAGGTATTCTTGCAAACAAATTATCCACTGCTAGGGATTTGCTTGGAAGATTGCAATTAGCATATGAACAATTACCTTTATGGCTACAGCAGGGTATTATTGTGTACAACAAAGGTAGCATGGAGTTAGAAAATGGATCAAAGATACTGGCAGCTTCTACATCTGCAAGTGCTGTCCGAGGCATGTCGTTCAATATCATTTTCCTCGACGAGTTCGCCTTTATC